TTCTTGATGGAGGTATGGAAGTAGATTCCTTAACAAATGTAAACTTTAGAGAACTCGACTTTGAGAACTCAATTGCAGCAGCAGAAACTCAACTATTAAAAGTATTAGGTGTTCCACCTCTGCTACTCGATTCTGGAAATAATGCGAATATTCGACCTAATCATCGTCTTTACTATCTTGAAACCATATTACCGATTGTGCGAAAAATTAATTTTGCTCTTGAAAGATTCTTTGGTTTTGAGATTACAGAAGATGTTAGTGATATTCCAGCATTACAGCCTGAACTTCGGGATGCTGCTTCTTACTACTCTACTCTCGTAAATACTGGTATTATTACACCAAACGAGGCTAGAGAAGCCTTAAACTATAATGAAATATTTGGAGCTGGTGACTTAAGAGTTCCAGCCAATATTGCCGGCTCAGCAGTAAACCCTGAAATGGGCGGCAGACCATCAGAAGGAGATTCAGATGCCTAGAAAAGCTAGAACAGAACATATGTCAGCATTGATTAACTTCTTTATGGATGAAGGTAAAGTATATACTCGAAGCGAGTATATTCGCCTTGGAGAAGCAGCTCCAGTCCCATACAAGATGTTAGGCAGATATTTTTCGGGTAAGAACTATAATACGATTGTTCGTATGATTAAAAGAGCTTACCCTGTAGAATGGTCTTCTATTGGTTCTAAACCAGTAGAAGTTCTATCGCCCGTTTTTGCTCATAAGCAGGAAGAACCGGCAAAGGAGCTAAGTCCGTTAGAAAAATTACGGATAGCTGCAGGAGAATCAAGTGAATAAGATTTTTCATATTGGCTCCACCTTTAAAGCGTTTGAAGAGGACGACTCACTCCATATTGCAGGTATGGCTAGCACAAACGCAACCGATCGGGTTGGAGACGTTATTGAAACCGAAGCTTGGACTAAGGGCGGTCTTAATAACTATTTGAACAATCCAGTAATTCTTTTCAATCACGATTATAATCAGCCGATTGGCCGAGCAATTCAGCTTGGTACGAATGATAATGGTCTGCAGTTAAAGGCAAAAATTGCTAAATCTGCTGGTCACGTTGGTGAATTGATTAAAGAAGGCGTTCTTGGAGCTTTTTCTGTTGGTTTCCGAGTCAAGGACGCAGAGTATATGGCGGAAACGGACGGGTATAAGATCAAGGATGCAGAACTATTGGAGGTCTCGGTAGTAACGGTTCCTGCTAACCAAGCTGCAACCTTTTCTCTTGCAAAATCCTTTAACTCTGAAAAAGAGTATGAGGAGTTCAAAAAATCTTTCAAACTAGACAACCCTTTAGAAGACACTAGAGACCAGGAAACTGATTCAAAAGTAGATACTGAAGAGAAGTCAACGCCTACTGACTTATTACAAGTCGAAGTACAGGAGAAAACTATGAGTGATATTAACATTGACGCCATTGTAGCATCTGCTGTCGAGAAGACGGCTGCTGCTATGGCGATGAAAGAAGCTGAGCGCAAGGCAGAAGAGCAAGCTAAGCTGGAAGCAGAAACTAAAGCTGCTGCCGACGCTGAAGCTAAAAAAGCTGCTGACGAAGCTCGCATTGTAACCGCAGTGCAATCAGGCACCGAGAAATTGATGGCTGATCTTGAAGCTAAGTTCGCTGAAAAAGATGCAGATTATTCTCGCATCGTTGGTGAGCTTCAAGAAGAACTAAAATCTAAATCAGAAGAGATTCAGAAAATGACTGAATCAAAGCGTGTATTTTCTGATCGCGGTTCAAAATCTGCTATTTCTGAAGAAGAAATGGTTAACGCCCACATTTTGGGTGTTGTTACACGCAAAGGTATTGAGAATACCAAATACGGACGAGAAATTCTCGAGAAAGTCAACACTAACTCCGGCGTAACTGTAGGCACTAGCACTACTGCAGATTTCGAAAGCACCGTTTCAACTGCTGTTGAGCGTGACATCGAGCTAGAATTGGTTCTTGACCCAATCTTCCGTAAAATTAACATGACTGCTGCATCTATGGTTATTCCTACCATTCCTGATGCAGGTTATGCAGAGTGGGCAGCTAATAACTCTACTGGTGGCGCTTCAGGTTCTCCCTTTAGCGGTAACTTAGAAGCTAAGGGTGCAGCATCTCCAGGTGCTAACGACGGTATCGGCATGGGTTCAACCATTCTGACTACTTCTCGTTTGATTTCTCGCTCTTACATTGCAAACGAAACTGAAGAAGATGCAATTTTGCCAATTCTTCCTTTAATTCGTGAAGCAATGGTTCGTTCACACGCTCGTGCTATTGAACATTCATTGTTGTTGGGTGGTCACTCAACTGCTATCAATGGTGGTTCTTATGACGGTCTTGTTGAATTGGCTCGTGATGCGTCTAAAGTATTAGACTCAGGTGCTTCACCTGGTGCATACGTAGCTACTGCAGATGCATTGTTAAATATGCGTCAAGCAATGGGCAAATATGGCCGTCGTCCTGGCGATGTTGTTTATGTAATCTCTTTGGATGCATACTACGACTTGCTAGACGATCCCGATTTCCAGACTGTTAACGAAGTAGGCGACCAGCGCGCTACTCGTATCACTGGCGAAATTGCAAACGTTTACGGTTCTCCCGTTATCGTTTGTGACGAGTTTGCTGGCGGTAAAACAGGTGGTAATCCTTGGGGTGTTGCAGTTAACCCACGTAACTTTGTTGTTCCAACATTGCGCGGTGTTACTGTTGAATCTGATTACGATGTTGAAAACCAGCGTCGTGTATTGGTTGCTACTCAGCGTCGTGGCTTCAAGAACTTGTTCGGTGATGGTGCCGGCGGTCAGGTTGTTGCGCACACTTGGTAAAATTGATCGGGAAGTCCTTCGGGACTTCCCAGTCTTTTAGGAATTAAAATGGCTGATTTAATAACATTAGATGAGTATAAAGTATTTGAGGGTGTAACCTCTACTCAATACGATGAGAAGTTTGAGGCGTTGATTACGAGTGTAAGTCAATTAGTCCGAACTTACTGTGGTAATGAGTTTACTACTTATTCTGGTTCCCCAGGCTACACTGAATTATTTGATATTCAGTGGGATACTTATGTCGTTCAGTTAAAGCATAGTCCTATTATTCAAGTATATGGAGTATATGAGAGAGCGGATCAGTCTTCTGAATACACAGAGTTATTTTCCGGAGGAACAAATGGAAAATATCAGTGGTATCAAGATGCTGTGACAGACTCCATTTTTAGAACTACTGATAGTGGCCTTTATTACAATTGGCCTCGTGGTGTAGGTGCTGTAAAAGTAGTTTATTCTGCAGGCTATACATCTGTTCCAGAAGATTTAAAATTAGCAATTTCTGATTTGGTTACATACTACCATAAAAATGAGTGGAAAGAGAGACAAAGTATTGGTTCTGTTTCTCGCGAAGGCTCAGGCTCTTCGAGTGTTCGAAATGATCCTGGATTTCCAGATTATATTCGAAGAGTATTAGATATGTATAGAGATGTCTAAAATATTTCTAGGTAAGTTATTAAAAGAATCTATTACCATCATGAAAAGTGATTTACGTGATGAGTTAAACTTGAAAAAGCACACTATATCTTTTACTTCGGATATGATAACTAAAGCTTTAGTAGAGCAGTTAAAGTTTACCTATGTAGATGGCAAAGCAAAATATAAAGCATGGAATATATTATCTCCGAAAGATAAGGATATGATAGAAGAATTAATAAAAAACAGTTCTTATGCGCTTTTAGACGAAATACATACTAATTACGTAAACATGGCAAAAAAGTCAAATGCCGATCCTTCAGATTTCATAAGAGTTGTAGTTGGTAAACAAACAGATGATAGAAGTTTTGTTGTAAATACATATGTAAAAAAGGGAAAAAAACAGTATGTTCCTGCAGGCTCTTCCAACAATCCTTATTCTACTATGAGAGAGGGATATAACGATATAGTAAAACATCTGTGGCAGGTTATAGGCGAAATAGTAGTAGATAAATCAGGCGTTAAGAACGAAGAAAACAAAAAAGAACTAATTCAGGAGTTTACTAGCCAAGTTCCAGTAAACTTAGGGCATACAGAAGATGTAGCTGTGTCTACTATCCAGGCAGGCTCAGGACTAGATAATTTATATAATAAGTTGTCTAGTAGCGTTGGAAGCGGGGCAGCAGAGGAAATAATACAAGAGTTAGGTATTGATATAACACTTAGGTATGTATCTAAAAGTAATCAGACCATAATGGAAATGGAGGTAGAATCTTCTTCTGTGAACCAATCCAAAGGAGGAAAAATAGAAGGACCTCAGCTCAGAAGCCTAATCTCCAGCTTAGAGAAAGGTATGAGAATTTTCTTTAGTGATAAGCAGAAGATATATGACATAGCCGGATCTGATAATAGAGTTGAGATAGAAAAGAAGAAAATAGTAAAGTCTTTTAACAATAAACTCAAATTATCAACAAAAAGTATAGATACTAAGTTAAATTTAAGCTCTGTCACTGAGAAAGGAAAGTTTAAAATAAAGCCTGAAATAACGGCCTCTACAAAACAGAAAAAACCAAATTTAGGTAAGCCAGTATCGAAAGTATTACCTTCAAAGAAAAAATCTAATAGAGGCTCCGCTCAATCTTCAGTAGCTTTAAAAGAGCTACTGAACGCTGCTATAGATAAGCAAGTAGCAAAAAATATGAAGCTCCCTGCTTTAAGATATAGAACTGGGAGATTTGCAAACTCAGTCCAAGTAACCGATATTACACAGACCCCTCAAGGATATCCAAGTATAGGATATACCTATATGAAATACCCCTACCAAACTTTTGAAGTAGGGTATGCTCAGGGAGACCCTGATAGAGACCCTAGAAAGCTAATAGATAAATCAATTAGGGAAGCAGCAGCAGAATTATTAATTGGAAGATTCTACACTAGGAGAGTGTAATGGCAGATAGAGATTATACAACTAGACGTATGGCTATCGTTAAAGCCATTGAAGACAAACTAAAATTAATTAATGGGAATTATCCCTACAGAACAAACTTATATAATAACGTATTACCTCGGCTTAAGTTTTGGGATGAAGTCGAAGATTTCCCTGCAGTGCATGTAAGTGCTGGAGGAGAATCAAGAGTTTACCAAGGCGGCGGGTATAAAGACAGATTTCTATCTGTTACTATACGAATCTATGTTCAAGAGGAAAATGCAATTTTTGCTCTTGAAAAACTAATGGAGGATATAGAAACAGTCTTAGAAAACAACGCAAACCTTTCTTACGTGGATCAGGACGGCAACACTCAGAGTGTTCAGCAGATAACAATCTTGAGCTTGGATACTGATGAAGGAGCCCTTGAACCGCTCGGAGTGGGAGAGATTCTTTGCGAGGTTCGATACTAACCTTGTTAGGTTAAGATGAAAAGTAAAACTTTTCTTCGGAGAAATAAACATGGCATTACAATTTACTAGAAATGCAAACGTATATGTTCAGCTTGTAGATGCTGCTGGATCCCATGTTCAAGCATGGAAACTTTCAGTATTAGATGGCTTT